AAAATATCATAACTGAAAATGATGATTCTACATTATATGATAATGCGCTAGGTTATGATAATGAAAATGCTCCTGGAGCTCATAGACTCCAGCTTACTCCTACTCTTGTTTCTAAGCTAAAGAGCGATACGGCAAATAATAAAAACTTTTTCTCTATCATTGAATTTGGCGCCGAAAGTAAACCAGTTCAACAAAAACAAGATGCTCAATACTCAGCATTAGAGAGTATGATTGCAGGAAGAACATATGATGAGTCTGGCGATTATGTAATCAGACCGTTCAATGTAGATACTCTACCTTCTTCAAATGACTCAAATAACTTTAACTATGAAATTTCTTCTGGTACTGCTTATGTACGAGGAAATAAAATTGATAAGTTAAATTCTATTCTTGTCGAAGCAGTAAGAGCAAATACTACAAATTATTCATTAAATCAAATTATAACTGCAAATTATGGCAATTATATATTTTGTAATGAATTACTTGGTGCATTTAATCATGAAAATTTGCAGTCTGTAAGCTTATATGATACCGCGCAGTTATCATTATCTCAAAATGAAGGTATCGATGGTGGAACTAGCGGAAACATTATAGGAACAGCAAACATAAGAACTGTTGAATATAATGCTGGTAATAGAGGCACAGCAGATGCTTCATATTACGTATATCTGACAAATATTCAAATGAATAGTGGAAAAAGCTTTAGCTCTGTCAGAAGTATAGTTCAAGGTTTAACTGCTAGAGCTGATATTATTTTAACAAATGGAAATGCAGTATTACAAAATCCAACAAACAATCTTCTTGTTTGGGATAGTGGTATTTCTGCAGTAAAGAGCTTAAGAGATAGTTCGTCTACCGCAGCAACTTCTTATATTTTTAATGAGATAGTTTCAGGTTCATTAACTAGTGGTGGTGTTGTTAGTATTAACATAGATGCAGCGGGTCCAGGGTCTTCTGAAATTCTTGAACAAAGTGTAAGCGGAACGCCATATACTACAACACAAACGCTATCAAATTATAATTTATTTTTAAATAGTGGTGCAGCATATACAGCAAATTTAACAGGAACACTTAGTGTTGTTAGTGCAAATTATAGTGTAACTGGCACCAGTACTAAGTTTACTTCAGAATTACAAGCAAATGGTTTAATTAGAATTAGTGATGCATCATCTAATGTTGTATTTAAAATAGCTTCAATTGCAAATGATACTATTTTAACTTTAGCTTCTGCTCCTGGTTTTACAAATTCTGCTTCTAAGTATCAAAGATATTTCTCTAATGGTTCTTCGCTACCATTACAGGCAATAACTGTTACTAGCTCAACTGCATTTAATGCAAATGTTGGTTTAGCATTCGCGAATGGTACCGCATTAACATTTGATTTAGTTTCTAATGTAAGCATAAGTTTCCCAGTTAAGAGAAATTCTGTTTCTGCTACTTCTAAGATTATCAATAAAGATAGATATCTTAGAATTAATTGTGCAAGTCACTCTGCAGGAGCAGTTGGTCCTTGGGATCTTGGTTTAGTAGATGTACTTAAATTAAAAGGTGTTTATATACAAAACACCAATTTTACAGGTATAACATCAACAACAGATCGTTCTTCTTGGTTTACCTTGGATAATGGCCAGCGCGATGATATGTACGATCATGGTAAGTTATATATAAAGCCACAATATGCTTCTTATATCACAACAAATTCTAGAATTACAGTTAAGCTAGATCACTTTACTGCGAATACCACAACAGGTGTTGGGTTTTATAGTGTTGAGTCTTATCCTATAGATGATGCAAATACAGCTAACGCAACTGCAATAACAACTGCAAGCATTCCATATTATAGTGGTATGGATTTAAGATCTACTATTGACTTCAGAGTTCGTAAATTTGATACTGCAAATAGCGTAACAGATCCGGACAGTGGATTGATATCAACTAACCCAGCAGTTTCGAATACTTCATTTGATACATATTCTTCTGGTCAACGTACTGTTGCGCCAGATAGAAATTTCCAGGCTAATTTCCAATATTATCTACCGAGATATGATTTAATTACTATTAATAGTAATGGTGATACTGTCGTACAAAAGGGTGTCCCATCAATAAATCCAAGAACACCTTTTGTCGAGAACGATCAAAGCGCAATTGCAGAAGCTTACGTTCCTGGTTATCCTAGCTTAACTCAAAGAGAAGCTGAACAGTACAGTAACTTTAGAAATTCTATTAAAGTAAACCTCAAAGGTAATCGTAGATATACGATGAAAGATATTGCTGGTTTAGAGGAAAGAATTAAGAGAATTGAATACTATACTGTATTGAACACTATTGAACAACAAGCAAAAGATTTAACTATACCTGATACTAATGGCTTAAATCGATTTAAGAATGGTATTTTTGCTGATCCTTTCAACTCTCATAATAATGGTAATGTCAGTGATCTAGAATATAAAATCGCAATTGATCCAGATGCAACAGTAGCTAGACCATTTTTCACTACAACCCCAATCGATTACAAGTATAACAGTTCTAATTCAACAAACGTAACACAAGCCAATGGTTATGTGATGTTGAATTATGCCTCTGAAAACTTTGTATCTCAGAAATATGCAACAAAATATAGAGTATGTTGCGAGTCTGTTTGGTCTTGGAACGGATTATTAAATCTATATCCTTCACAAGATTTCTTCAGAGATGAAACTGTTGCACCAAATCAAAACATTAATCTTGATTTAACAACAGAAGCTCGAGCCTTTGCCGCTTCGCCTTTTGGCACAACATATGGCAGTTGGAGAACAACTAATACTTCTAGCACTAGTACTACTCGAGTACAAGGTGATGACATAATCACAACTACTAATACTACTACAACTCAAGCTAGAACTGTCTCTCAAATGACAGTTGATACAATTAGGCAAAATGTCAATTTAGGAAGTTATGTAAAAGATATCTCAATACAACCTTACATGAGATCTAGAAGGGTTGCATTCCAAGCTTTCAATATGAAGCCAAATACAACACTTCATGCTTTCTTTGATACAGTTAAGGTTGATCAATATTGCGCTCCAGGCGTTCGTTCTGGTATTGCAATTAATCTTGTGCAGCAAGGTCGCGAAGATCTTATAGTTACACAAAGCGGTAATTTTGGAGATGCATTAGTTTCTAATTCTTCTGGCGGGGTTTCTGGAATTTTTAATATTCCAGCTCAAACTTTTAGAACTGGTGATAGATTATTCCAGCTCACTAATGTAGATAATCTTCTAACTGGAACTGATGCTATACTTTCAAAGAGTACAAAATTATACAGTGCTTCTAGTATTGCTGTAACAACCCAAACAGAAACACTAACACTGCAAGAACCAGTAATTAGAATTTCAAATACAGTACAAAGTGTCAACACTTCTGTAATTACGCAAACTTCTCGCGAAAGACCAGAACGAGATCCAATCGCGCAATCTTTCAGCATTACTGATTTGCCATCTAATGTAACTGGAATTATGCTTACTCAAATTGGTGTTTATTTCCAAGCTAAAGATACAGTTCTTGGATGTTCTGTGTTTGTTTGTGAAATGACTGGCAATCAACCAGATAATTCTAAGATTCTTGGCAAGGGGTATTTAACTTCTGCAGATATTCTATCTGGTGCAAGCGTTACTAATTCTCTCATTACTAAAGTCACTGAAAATGCATCTAAGCCAGTAAACGAAACTATATTTGTTCTAGAAAATCCTGTTTTCCTGGCAAATGGAAAAGATTATGCATTTATTGTAGAACCAGATGGATCTTCTCCAGATTATACTGTTTGGGTCGGTGAAACGGGCGGAACTGATATTTCGAGCGGCGCTCAAGTATTCTCGAACCCATATTCTGGAATACTATTCATATCTGCTAACGAGAAAACTTGGACTGCAATCCAAAAAGAAGATATGATGTTCAATCTTTATAGAGCAAAATTTACTGCTACCTCGGGAACAGTTGTTTTCAATAATGAAGATGATGAATATATCACTTATACTGGAATGACAAAGTATCCCATCAATGGTGTTACTCCAATAATTCAAATTGGTGACGTTGTTTATACTTCAAATAGTACTGGAGGTCCAAATACTTCTACTGGATATCCGTATGGAAGAGTTGCATATATCGATGAATCTATTAATAAAATTTATATAGATTCTTCTAATGGAGGGTTTAGCAATACCACTGGGACATTTAATAATCCTACAATTGGAATCTATAGAGTTTCAGATCCATCAAACACATCTCTAGCAAATACCAGTAGTGTTATTGCAGTGGCAAATATCGCCACTCTTGATAATTTCAGTTATCAAGCTATATCTCCAAACTTTAGTGTTCTTCAACCTTCTAGAACATCTTTAGCTTACGGTCTAAAGGGAAGTAATGCTACTTTTGCAGATAGCAATTATACCACTATCTATAACGGATATGAAAAAGAATTCAGTGATTATGTTCGTACGATAAGAAGCAAGTCGAACGAAGGTGCAAACGGAAAATCTTCAACTTTCCAAATTAACCTAAGTTCTGAAACAAGTTATTCTTCGCCTATCATTAATCTTCGTAGAAAATCAATGCTAGCGGTAAATAATATAATAAACAACGATGCAACAAACGAACATACTCGTTACGGAAATGCTGCAACAAAGTATATCAGCAAGAAAGTAGTTCTTGCAAATGGTCAAGATGCAGAAGACCTAAATGTTTACTTAACTGCATATCGTCCAGTCAATACCGATATTAAAGTTTATGGTAAGTTCCTAAATGCTCAAGACTCAGATCAATTCGATAATAAAGTTTGGTCAGAATTAAGTTACGCAAATGGGTCTGACATGACATACAGTTCACCAACTGATGTTACGAACTTTATTGAATATAAATTTGTTTTACCAGCAACTAATTCAGTAGCTCAAGGAGCGTTCAGTAACTCTTCATCAAATACTGCGATCGCCATGCCTGGCACTGTAAGTATTTCAAATAATGGCACAACATTAACAGGCACAGGAACACAATTCGCTAATAATCAACTTCTCAATATTGGCGATACTATCAGAATAACTGTGAATAACTCTTATTATGCCTATAGAACTATTGTAAGTATAGCCAGTGATACTTCAATGGTTGTAAATCTTGGTTTACCAGCAACGAATACAGCTACCCTTTTCTACACTTATAATTCTTCTGGTAATCAAGGAATACTAGAATACTATAATAGTTCTGGTGCAAGATATATCGGTTATAAGAATTTCGCAATCAAGATCGTTCTTCTTTCTTCCGATTCAGCTAAGATACCAAGACTACAAGATGTAAGAGCAATTGCTCTGCAGGTCTAAATAGGAATATAAAATGAAACCAGTTGATGGCTTTGTAAGAGATGAAACCAATGGCGCTATTGTTAATATAGACAATGGAGCATTGAATTCTTATAAATTACAGAAAAACAAATATAAAGAAATTGATGTATTGAAAGAAGAAGTAAAAGAATTGAAGTCTGTGCTTTACCAAATTCTAGAGAAAGTTAGCAAATGACTATTGCAGTACAAAATACATTAACAACAAATACGTTTGATTTTTGGAGAACCCGCACGAATGAATTAGCGTATGCAATGTCAAGTAATGTAGTTACAACGGGTGGTTCAGCAGCTGCTGGCGATGCTGTAATTACGGGTTCATTTACTGCAAATGTATTGATTGCTAATACTGTTAGAGTTGCCAATTCTACTGCAAGCCTTAATATTGCTGTGCCTACTACTGCACAAATCGCAAATGGTAATCTTTTTCTGAATGCTAATGGAAGTTTCACTAGTGTGACTACTTCAGCGACTTCTAATTCATTAACGACAACAGTGGCTGGTTCACAAAATTTAGATAACTATCCAATATCCTCTACAAGAGGGGCAGAATATTTTATTTCTGTAAAAGATACTACTGGTGTAAATAATTTCCAAGCTACTTCATTACTAACTATGCATTCTATTGGAGCTGCATACTCAACAGAATATGCAGTTTTAGTTTCCAATAATAGCATAGCAACATTTAGTGTTAGTACTAACGCAACTCATGTTATTTTATCAGTAACGCCAACTCCAGCATGCACGGCTATTAACTTCACAAGAGTAACTTTCTAATGGCAACAAAAGCTAATTTAGTCATAGACCAAGGTGCAACATTTACCACTGATCTCACACTGAAAGATGAGAACGGTGATCCATTAGTATTGGCTGGATACACAGCAAATTCTCAAATGA